CGCGACTGGGCGGGTAAGTATATTCCCGTAATCCGCGTAGTCGGCAACGAGTTCGAGGTCGACGGACAGCTTTACATCTCTGGGCTTGTGCGTAACGCCAAGGACGCCCAGCGCATGTATAATTATTGGGTTAGCCAGGAAGCCGAGATGCTGGCTCTGGCCCCCAAAGCGCCGTTTATTGGCTATGGCGGTCAGTTCGAGGGCTACGAAAACAACTGGAAGACCGCCAATACGAACAACTGGCCATATCTTGAGGTGAATCCTGATGTTACCGACGGGGCCGGAAACCCACTTCCCCTACCTGAACGCGCCCAGCCTCCGATGGCTCAAACGGGCCTTATCCAGGCCAAAATGGGAGCGGGCGAAGACATTAAATCGACCACCGGCCAATACGATAGTAGCATTGGGGCGACTTCCAATGAACGGACGGGTCGTGCGATCCTGGCTCGGGAGCGGCAAGGCGACACGTCTACTTATCATTATGTCGACAACCTCGCGCGGGCGGTGAAATACGTTGCGCGGCAGTTGGTCGATCTGATCCCCAAGATTTACGACACCCAGCGCGTCGCCCGTATCATCAACGTCGAGGGCGACGTGGACATGGCGCGCATCAATCCCGCGCAGCCTGAAGCCGTTCGCTCTATCGTGAACGATGAAGGCATCGAGATCGCCAAGATCTACAACCCGAACGTCGGCACCTACGACGTTCAAGTGTCTTCCGGCCCGAGCTACATGACCCGTAAGCAGGAAGCCATGGACACAATGGGTCAGATTTTGCAGACCAATCCGGCTCTTTGGAGCGTTGCGGGCGACCTGTTCGTCAAGAACATGGACTGGCCGGGCGCCGAGACGATGGCCAAGCGGTTCGAGAAAATGCTCGACCCAAAAGTGCTGCAAGACACCGACGAGTCGCCGGAAGCCCAAGCCATGCGCCAGCAAATGGAGCAGATGGCGCAGGCTATGGAGCAGACAACCGCGCAGATTCAGCAGCTTATGAATAGCTATGAGATGCAGAAACTGGCGATTGACGAGCAAAACAGCCAGATCAAGGCGTTCGAGGCTGAAACCAAGCGTATTCAGGCCACTTCGTCGGCCATGACACCTGAACAGATGCAGGACATTGTTCAAGGCACCATCGCGGCAGCGCTGGACATGGGGGACATCGTGCCGTCTATGCCTCAACCACAGACTTTACCGGAGTTTGAACAATGACTTGCGCGGAATTGATCGGGCAACTGTTTCTAGCGCGCGATGTCACGCATAGCGTCCATCTGAACACGCGGTCTTACGCCAAGCATAAGGCGTTAGGTAGTTTTTACGGCAAAATCATCGACTTAGCCGACGATTTAGCCGAAATGTATCAAGGGCGGCATGGCCTAATCGGCCCGATTACCCTTCACTCAGCTAAAAAAACTAACAACGTCGTTGAATTTCTTGAGGATTCCCTCAAGGAAGTCGAAAATATGCGGTATAAAGTGTGCGACAAGGAAGATACGGCCATTCAGAATACTATTGATGAGATAGTTGGCTTGTATCTTTCTACCCTGTATAAGTTGAAATTCTTGGCATAAGAGGGCGTCATGGGCCTTAAAGCGACTACAAATTGTCTTGGCTATCAGCAGATCACCAGCTTGTCTTCGGCGGCAGGGTTGACGGTGCCGCAGGGCGCAACGCTGGCGGTCATCACACCGTTGACGCAAGCGATTCGCTGGCGCGACGATGGCACGAATCCGACGGCAAGCGTGGGTATGCCACTCGCCGCCGGCGCGTATTTCAGCTATGACGGCGATCTAAAGAGCATCAAGTTTATTGAACAGACCGCTTCCGCCGAACTCAACATTAGCTACTATGCTTAAAGTCAATACCAGTGACCAGAAGGTTGACGTAAACTGGAGCCGTTTGCCTATTGGCGCTGGCGAAGGCCCGACTGTCTTTGACATACCCAGCGGTTCTGCGCCACCTGTCATCTCCAATGGCATCTTGTTGGAGAATGGAACAGACTTTCTTATGCTGGAAGATGGAACCAGCTACCTTCTGCTAGAGGCGTAACATGGCGAACACGAAAATCTCCGGCCTTACGCCTAGCGTAGCCGATCTTGCCGCAACAGACGTTCTTCCTGTAGTCCAGACAACTGGCGTTGGCCCGGTGAAAATGACCGGAACGCAGATTAAGACGGGCATCGTCGGAGCGGGCGCTGTTTCCATAGCGGCGCTCAAAACACTAACGGCGAGCAATACCCTGACGCTTGCCGGCACTGACAGCACAACGATGACGTTCCCGTCTACTAACGCGACGCTGGCGCGAACGGACGCAGGGCAGACTTTTACGGGGTCGCAGACTTTCAACGGCGACGCCTTTAACATTACATCCGCCACTGCGTTTAGCCCCTTATTTACCATTTGGAACCAGACGGCGTCCGCTAACTCCGCGTATTGCATATTGCAGAAAACGCGCGCAGCAAGTGGGGCGGGCTCGGCCGTTCAAGTAAACGACGTTATGGGCGCTTTTCTGTTCAGAGGCGCGGATACGGGGGGCGTTCTGCGCAACTCATCGTATCTAGAGGCGGTAGTCACGGCAGTGAGCGGGACGGCGATTGATAGTGGGTTCCGATTTAACGCCTTAGGCACAACGTCCTATGTAAGTTATCTAGTTAACGGGTCCGAACGTGTCCGTTTTGATGCGTCTGGCAATATTCTCTTGGGAACAACGGTTAGCCCTACAACCGGCGCGCAATGCCTCACAATAGAAACAGGCACCGCCGCTACGGCTTCTCCTGCGGACACAATAACCATTTACTCTACGGATTTGTCTGCGGGTAACACGATGTTGTCTCTCTATACTGAGGGAACGCCAGTTAGTGCTAACACCACCACAACGAATCTCGCGAGTCGCATTGCAATCCGCGTAAACGGGACGGTTTACTATTTGCTGGCAGCGAGCGCGGCGTAAGGAAAACACGATGGCTATTACCTACAATTGGGAAATTCAGCAGCTTGAATGCTACGCCCAGCATGAAGGCCATGTCGAAGTGGTTTTCTCCATTCACTGGCGGCGTCAAGCAACTGATGGCGTTTATACTGCGGGCGTTTACGGGTCGCAAGCTATCGCGCTCGCTCCTGGTGTTCCGTTCACGCCATTTGCCGAGCTAGACAAACCGCAAGTTGAGGGCTGGCTTGTGGCTGCCATGGGCGTGGGCAAAATTGCGGCGCTCGACGCTGAATTGGACAAACAGATTGAACACCAGAAAAACCCACCCGTTGTCACACCTGCACTTCCTTGGGAACAGGCGTAAATGGATAAAATTTCTATATCGCTCCCCGCGCAGGCGTGGAATATCGTCCTAAACGCTCTTGGGCAGCGCCCGTATGTAGAAGTCGCCGAACTTCTAGTAGAGATTAAACGCCAAGGCGACGCGGCGGCTAAAGCCAAGCCCGAGGATTCTATTGACCTTGAGCTGGCGCAATAGTATCGTAAAGTCAACCGACTAGCCGGACAGCTAGGTAAAGGAGTATCGCCTTGAGCGACGAAGATCAGGCTGTAGCGGAGATCAGCCCCGCGCCGGAACCGGAAGCTACGGCAGCACCGGAAACCGTGGCAGAAACGCCGGAAGGACAGCAGCCTACAAAGACGTTCTCTCAGGAAGAGTTGGACGCGATTGTAAGCAAGCGCCTTGCAAGAGAACAGCGCAAATGGGAAAGAGAGCAAGCCCAACGGCTTCAGCAGGCCCAAAAGCCTGTCGCGCCTCCGCCCGCGCCGGATGACTTTGAGTCGGCTCAGCATTATGCGGAAGCACTTGCTGAGCAGAAAGCTCAAGAGCTTCTAGCGCGTCGGGAAGCCGAAGCCCAGCAGGCGGCTATTCTTGACGGCTATAGAGATCGCGAAGAGGAAGCTCGGGACCGATACGAGGACTTTGAACAGGTCGCGTATAACCCCAACCTCCCTGTCACGGACATTATGGCCCAGGCGATACAGGCATCCGACATTGGCCCTGAAGTCATTTATTGGCTCGGGTCCAACCCGAAGGAAGCGGCCCGCATTTCCCGTCTGTCGCCCGTCTTGCAGGCAAAAGAGATTGGCAAGATAGAGGTTAATCTGACCTCGAATCCGCCGGTTAAGAAAACCTCAACCGCGCCCGCCCCTCTTGCTCCTGTCACGGCTACCCGGTCAAACTCAGGCCCGCGTTATGACACGACAGACCCTCGGTCGCTAAAGTCGATGTCAACATCGGATTGGATTGAAGCGGAACGGCAGCGTCAGATCAAGAAGTGGGAAGCGCAGAATCGGAGATAAGGTATGTCTAACTCAATTCTTACGATTGACATGATTACTCGCAAGGCTCTTGAAATCCTTGAGAATAATCTTGTCCTGACGCGCACCGTCAACCGCCAGTATGACGACTCTTTCGCCGTTGAAGGCGCGAAGATCGGCTCCACCCTGCGTATCCGCCTGCCTGACCGCGCTCTGGTCACGGACGGCGCGGCGCTTCAGGTGCAGGACGACAACGAGCAGTATACCACGCTCGCCGTCTCCAGCCAGAAGCACATCGGCGTGAACTTCACGACCGCTGAACTGACCATGCAGTTGGACGATTTTGCTGAGCGCGTGCTGAAGCCTCGTATTTCGCAGCTTGCTGCGTCCATCGACGCCGATGTTGCGAACAGCTTCAAATATATCGGCAACTCGGTCGGAACGCCCGGCACGACTCCGGCCACCTCGCTGGTTCTGTTGCAGGCGCAGCAGAAGCTCAACGAGAACGCCGCCGTCATGTCGCCGCGCTATGCGACGGTCAACCCGGCCGCGAATGCCGCGCTGATCGAGGGCATGAAGGGCCTGTTTAACCCGGTTTCGGCCATTTCCAAGCAGTTCAAGAGCGGTCTGTTTGGCGAAGGCATCCTTGGCTATGACGAACTGAATATGTCGCAGTCGATCAAGCAGTTCACGACTGGTTCGCGCGCGGGCACGGTCACAGTCAGCACCTCGGTCACGACTGAAGGCTCCACGACCATCGTTCTGACGGGTCTTACCACGACGACCATCAAGGCCGGCGATGTGTTCACCATCGCCAACGTCTACGCCGTCAACCCGCAGACCCGTGAGTCGACGGGCTCGCTGTATCAGTTTGTCTGTCTGGCCGACGTTACGGCGTCCACCACGGCTTCCGTCACTGTCCCGGCGATGTATTCGGCGGGTCAGGCGCTTGCCACCGTTGACGCTCTGCCGGTTTCCGGCGCGGCCGTCACGTTCCTCGGCGCTGCCTCGACGCAGTATCCGCAGAACCTGATCTACCACAAGGACGCCATCACCTTCGCGACGGCTGACCTTCTGATGCCGCAGGGGGTCGATATGGCCTCTCGCCAGGTTCATAACGGTATCTCGCTGCGCATCGTGCGCCAGTATGACATCAACAACGACCGTCTGCCGTGCCGTATTGATGTCCTCTACGGCTACAGCGTCATTCGTCCGCAGATGGCGGTTCGCCTCTGGGGTTAATTAGGTGGGGCGCAAGCCCCATCTTTTTCTCGGATCAAGGAGCAATAGATCATGGCTATCACTACTCAGGGCGCGTCTTATCCGCTCGAATCCTTTGGCCCGACGCCGGCCATTCCGTCGGGCACTGGCGGCTACCAGCTTGGCGCTGGCGACCTGACCGAGTCGAATATGCAGGTTGCGGTTGTCACGGCGCTGACGGGCGACGCGACGCTGACTGTCAGCCAGGTGGCGGGCGGCGTCATCACCTGTAACAAGGGCAGCGATGCCGGCCTGACGGTCACGACGCCGACTGCGGCGGCGCTCGACACGGCCAACCCCAGCATGAAGGTCGGTTCGACTTTTGAACTGACCATCACCAACAACAACAACAGCGGCGCTTCGTCCACTGTTACGTTCGCGGCGGGCACTGGGGTCACCATCGTAGGCTCGCCTACGGTCGCGCGTTACGGCGGCTCGACTTACCGTTTTGTCAAGACGGGCACCGCCGCCTATTCGGCGTATCTGAAGTAACTACGGGAGAAGGCAATGCCTAACACTAAACCTGTCGGCGTTGCCTTCTCTGATCCCGAGCTTGTGAGTGGCACGACCATCACAAGCGCGGCGATCAGCGGGGGCACTACGCTGGACTCGACTTCCAAGGTTGCGTCCAACATTGCCAGCGGCCTTTCCATGGGCCAGCAGGGCGCGACTATCGCTGTTACTACCGGCGGCACCAACGATGTCTTTATGATTGCGCCTGCTGCCGGTGTTCTGTCGTCCGCGTTGTTCTCCGGCGTCGATGTGCTGGCGGCGAGCGACACAAACTACATCACGTTTGGCATCACCAACCTTGGCCAGGCTGGTTCGGGGACGGCAGCCATGCTGGCCGCGACTGACGCCAACACGACCAAAGCGACGGGCGGAACGGCGCTTGCCGCGAATACCTTGCGCACGCTTACGCTCAATGGCACGGCTGCCAATCTGGTGGTTGCGGCCGGCGACCGTATCCGTATCCGCGCAACGGTTTCCGGCACGCTCGCTAATACGGTGACGTTTCCGGTCTATCGGTTGACGTTCACCGTTGCCTGATCCAATCCTACGGGCGGGCTACGGCCCGCCTGGCCCTTACCATAGGTGGAAAATGGCGGTAATCTATTTGCGCCACCCCAAGCATGGGGTGAAAATCGCGACTATGGACTTAGAGGCTGACTATGACGAACAGAATGGTTGGGAGCGTTTTGACCCTTGTGACCCTCCTGTTCAGCGTAGAGGCCGCCGTAGCGCAGACCTACACGCAGATGCAGTGGGGAATGAACAAGGGGGTAACGCCCTACGCCTTCGGCGCGAATATTAACGGCACATGGCGTGACCTCGGGACCGTTTCTGCGGCGGGCGTGTGGGCAATCCCAGCCACAAATATTTCCGGTTTAGGAACCGCCGCGTTTCAGAACATAGGGACCAGCGGCGCAAATGTCCCGCTGCTAAACGGCACGAATACGTGGAGCGGCGCGCAGACCTTTTCCAGTCAAATCACAACTTTTTCGGCTTCTACTGCCGATATTGAGATTGGCAGCACATCAGCGTCTAATACGCCGTTGATTGATTTTCGGTCTTCTGGATTGAATGCTTCTTACGACGCCCGTATTCTGGCTTCTGGCGGGTCTGCCACGCCGGGCGAAGGGTCGCTTACCATCACGGCGAGTGGGGGCGTCACTTTCCCCGGCACATTGACTTTTAACGCCCCGCTCGGCTCTACGTCGCTTGGGACGGGCCTGACGTTGAATACGGCGCTACAAGATTTCTCGTCGGTAGTTGGGTCAGCGTCAAAATTTTTCTTTCCAGACTACTATGGAAACCCGGCCACAGGCATTATCCATCGCGCAAACCGTTTATTCTTGGGCGCTTCATCAGGCATAGGCGGCTATTTATCCGTGGCTCCAGTAACACCTTCAAGCTGGATAGACGCATACCTACCCGCTGGCGGCGCTAAAAACGCCGTTCACTTAGCTACTTTATCTGTAGGCGATCCTGTCGGAATAAACGCCATAACGGGATATAGCCGCACCAGCGATATTAAAACGTGGTCTGGAAGCACATCGGGTGGTTCGCAAGCCATAAACGCCTTCGCCATAAATGATGATACTTCAGCTCTACCGGCGTCTCCTATTGCTGTGCCACTTTTTACCGGCGCTGTCAGAGTGGCGGGCAACAACGGCATTACGCTCAACCAGTTTGAGGTGACAAACGAAGGTAATGCTGTCGATACGGACCCCTATGACGGGCTTTCTGTTGCTGGAACCACATGGGGACTTGGGCTTACGGCCGGGTTTATGGGTTCGGGCGCTAACCCTGTCACAGGATTTTTATACCTCGGCACTCAAGCGGCGGCTTCAGCATATCAAAAAGCTGAATTTGGCATTCTCGCTAACGTGAATGCTTTTAACCCAGCTAAAGGTAACGGCGGCAACGGTATTTTTGCCAAGCTTGCGCGCGGGCAGTCTATCCAGTGGTATAATTCGCTTCACGGTGTTGACGCCGAATTGTATGCCATTGGCGACGGGCTCCATGCTCACAACACAAACCTCACAGTTGACTACAATATTTTCGCGGGCGCAGGCATTGTATCTAAAGGAACCAAGCCGACCATAACCGGCTCGGGTGGCACTTGCGCGGCGGGAACAGTAACCGGCGGTGCGATTGCCGGAACGGTCGCGCTTACAGGGAATTGCGTAAGCGGAAATACGCTTGCGTTAACCGGGATGCCTACAAGCACTACCGGATATGCCTGTGACGCGACAGACAGAACTGCAAAGGCCGTGACGTTGGTGGAAACAACTACGACCACCACTAGCGCCACCTTTGAGTTTATCGCTAGCAGCAATTCGGCTAACGTGATTCAGTTCAAATGTATGGGCTACTGACATGATTACGACCGTTACCCGCGAACAATTGTTTGCCGCTATAGCTG